CTTCCCCTAAAGATACAGGGGAGTATACACCCCCCTGTTCTAAGATAAAGTATTACGCGAATGTAGGTACAGTATCAGAAATGACCGTACCATTAACGATCCACGAAGCGCCATCAGACGTCAGTACTACATCTGTGCCTACTTGTGGGGTTAGAATGGTAAATGTGTCGTCATTACTGAAATCTGCATAGACAGCCAGTACCTCAATACCCGCGCCACCGATATTTTCATCGTGGAATACTACACCGCCTTTGAACAGTTCAGTAGTTGCCGCAGTTACAATAATCCAATCTTGTGCATCTGCTGCCGTCCCTGAGTAGGCTAGTTGGTATCTCAGTCCAGATGCATTAGCGACACTGGGTAAGGTAAACGTGCAGTCGGCAGTTAAATCTGGGATAATGTGCAGTTTACCGCTGTCCTTTACTAGAAACGTGTAAGTAGCTGCATCTGGTACCGTTACAGGTTTAGTGGCAACGCCACCTAGAAAATGTGTAGGCATGATATTGTATTCCTGCGATCTCTCGCGTCAACTCCCATCTTTCAGGGATCTATGGTTTATGAGTTTAAAGAATATCACGAGATATTGGATTAGTCTACGCCCGCATCTTCCATGGCGTCCTTGGACTTATCGCGAACTTTCTTAGCTGTGTCAGAGCCAGGTGTCATGTCATTTATGACATCGCCCCACGTGGAATGATCAGTACGAGTGGGTTTTTTCGTAGCGGGTTTATCGTTAGGACCATCGTTGAAATTATTGTAGTAGGAACTCATGGTGTTTTACCTATAATTTCGATACAGGTAATTAGTATAATGGAGTATATGAATTAAATCACGATGTAAAAAAGGCCACCCGAAGGTGGCCTCTGTTATCCTAAGTGCTTGATATTACTATCAAATACCCTCGCTGCCGTAAATACCCCTCCAGTCCGACGCGCCAAACGAATAACGCTCACGAGCTTTGTAGCGCATATTCCCGGTGTCAAAATCGCCTTCCATCCCAGTTTTCATAGCGGCACGTTTGAAGTGCTTCAATGAGTTAGGACAGTCGGTCATCAAATACCATGCATCAGGATCAGTCAGATAATGATTAATCTGATAACCACCAGGAATTGCCGAAGCACTCTTGATTGCATTCAGATCATTATCGGCAGTCTCGACTCGACCCGTTGACATCAACACGCGTTCTGCAACGAATGTCAGGTCAGCAGGAAGAACCAGATTCTTGGGCTTGACTGCAATTTCCAACCCACGCTCATCGGTCCAACCAGCAATGGTAATGTACGCGGCTTCAAGAGCAGTCTCGGACAAATCCACACCAGTGGTCGGTGAGTTAAGGTTAGTGTTACCGGCTACTGCAACGTGAGCACCACACAGTTCGACACCATCCCCGATGAGGACAGTATTGTCAAATGCGTTGTTCAGTACAGCGGCACCTTTAACGTTCTTGGTGTGAGCCATGGAACGAGCGAGTGCTTTCGTGTAACGGGCTGACAGCTTCTCGTAGAGATTATCCTCAATGGATTCCTCGGTGAGGGCAAATGCCAGGGCGATAGTTTCGTGGTCGTAACGAGCAGTCCAGGCTTCAGATGCAGAGTCAAAAGAAACCCCACCACCTTCATCCTTAACCACACCCGCTCCAAATCCAGTCAACAGAACTTCTTCCTCAAAAGCCTTCTCCGATCCTTCAGTTTCAAAGATCATCGTGGTTTCATCAGAATAAGTCTTGTATTCCAGACCAAACAGAGCGTTCAGACCGGGTTCTAGTTCAGCGACTAGTTGCGCGCGATTAATAGCCATTAGATTGCTACCCCTGCACCAGGATTACGTACATGCAAATGAATCAGTACTTCGATCTCTGCATTCGCACCCCAGGCATTACCCGGTTTATTAACTAGTCCAATTTGACGAAATTGATCAATGGTACTAGCGGCCTGATTGATCTCTTGTGCGGATCGACCGGTAGTAGCACTACCTGCTGTCGCAGTAAGATCGAGCAATGCACCGTTATCAGCAAACAAAGCTGTTCCGGCAGTTTGCCCCGCAAATACAATTTGCGGATCAGTATAAACATAGGCAACAGCATCTGCACTACCCAGCGTTGTTTGTGCTGCGGGCCAATATTTACTGTACACAATTTCACCAGTGGTCTTGGTATATTTACAACCTGCAAATACACCAATTGCGGCACCGGCTGCTGTGGCCGTTCCTACTTTAATGGTACCACCTGCTATCTGCATTACCAAATCGCCAGAGTAGATCGCGGCTGCTTCTCCCGAAACAATGCCTATTTCCTCCAAGCGAATAGTCCCACCGGTTAGATGCCGGATAGGTGTGAACCCGTTAGGGGCATCAAGATTAGCCATAGCTAATTTCTCCTAAAAATAAACAAACAGAAAATGAGGATTACTCCTCGCCTTTATTTTCTGGATTACCGAACTCTGTCGTAGATTTCCGGTGGGGCGCCAGAATGGGCATATTAGGATTCGAATTAGCCATTAACTCATTGTCGATTGCATTCATCTGCGCTCGGGTACGTTTCCGATAATAAGTACGCCGTTCTTCAACGGTTTCTACCGGGATACGTGCTAACAACATTCCACCTACGCTTATTACGCCTGCGTGTTTGCCGTCATCGACAGTTGGTACTTCAAACCCTGGATATTCAGAACCGCGAACAAGCTCAAAGCCTTCTCGCATCCGTTTACTCATGTTCAGTTTATCTGGGTTATTTGCCATCTCTGCCCTGATCCACCTATGATGATAACCTTCAGGTGGGGGCGGAGCATCCAACATTGATGGCGGACGCCACGGTTTTCTGCGTGTTTCTTTATCACGAGTACTTGCAGAGCGGGAATCTCTGTTTGCTGCTACTTCACTAGCTGTAGTATTGCCCATTTACTTTCCTTTGCAGGTCATACAACCTGAGTTAGTTAATAATATTACTTATCTTTTAAGTATGATTCAAGCGATTTTGCGTAATCTTTTAAAGGTACACCCAAACGTTTAGCGACACGAACCTGTGAACTCGTTAGATGAACGCGCCCTGGTTTCGTACCACGAGTATCGTTACTGTTAACCGGAGCTACCATTGAACTCGGTGATTTTAATCCCGGTTTCACTACGGGTGCAGCCGTTTTAAACTGTTCATGCTCAGGATAATTTTTACGCATACGCTCATCGAGTGCATGGTAATACGCATCCGTCTGTGGTAAATAACCTTCTTGTGTGACTAAACTACGATGTATTGACAAAGCCGATTCCGTTAACTCTTTATCCTCACCGAACCACTCATTTTTCTCAGCCCATGCTTCAGCCTTTGCATCAGGTTGGGGACGTTGGGTGGGTCGTGCGGTTGGAGGCGTATGTACAGGGGCCGCTGTTTCTGGCTCTTCTTCTCGCGCTCGTTTGAAGCGTGTCTCGGTCTGTGTCGCCGTATCCAACTGGTTACTGAGTCTCGCCATTTTCGCAGTCGCATCAGCAACACCTTCTGAATCATTGAGATTATACGCATTCGCCAATTCCCGTTTCGCTGTATCGAGTTGTGTTTCCAGTCTGGATTTATGCTCAGTAATGAACGCACCATCTTGTGTGGTCTGGTTCTTCTTGAGCTTAGTCATTTCTTCGTGAGTACGCTTGGCGAAGTCAATGGCCTCGTCGCGTTGTCGCTCCGCTTCTTTCTGAGCGTAGGTCATTTTATCAATACGCTTGGCGGTTTTTTTACCGTGGACTTCCCGTGCGTCCGGGTTTTCTTCCATAAAGCGATTGTATTTTTCCTCCGCTGTTAGTTCAGCAGGCGTTACAGCCGGTTTTTCTTTATCGTCCTTAACAGCTTTTTCATCACCAATGCCATCATCCGATGCCGCTTGTTCTAGTTGGTCATCCACATTGGGATTACCCTCAACTTCAATATCAAGACCTTCATCGTCATCCTTAATATCCGCAGGTAACTTATCTTTTTCATCCATCAGTGTGAGTGGCATGTTAACTTACTCCTATGTAATCAGCAGGCTCTTTAACGGTAGCCAGTATCTCGTCATCGTTTAATATTCGGCAGGACAGTCCGTCCTGATCGCGATCACCGTGCATGGTAATTTTGGCCCCTGCGTAACGCCCGAAAATGACATAGTCGCCCGGTTTACACCACGGCTCCAGGTCTTCACCAAATTTCGTTTTATCCTTATACGCCAGGGGGCCAACATCTACCACGTAACCAATGATGGTGGCCAGTTGTTCCGTCTTAATGGTCTGTTCCGCCATCAAAATACCGCCGCGTGATTTGCGGGGTTGCGTGTACGGTACAATCAGGATATGCCAGCCGTGAACTTTCGGGAGTTTATCCCGCTCGTTCTCGGCACGAAACTCATTCGTCGGTGGCTCTATAATTTTCTCACGCTGCATTTCCACGTGATCAGGGATGGGTTTGGAACCAAATTCTTCAGGGGAAGGGGTCGTAATATTAATCGGGTGAGTCGTCGTCGATGTCGCCATTGTGTTGATTTATCCTATTTTGCAGGTCGTCAAGTTCTCGGATCGCGTGGTTTAGACCTGATATTTCACCACTTATCCGTTTGTAGTCGGGGTAGTCCTTAACTCCCCCGCCACATAGTAACTCTTTACGTGTATTAAGCAATACTTCTATTTTCTTTTTTGCTTCCATTAAATAACTCATGATTTACTCGGATTCGGTGGTTCGCCGGGTTTAGCCGTTGCACTAGTGAGTATTTTGGTGATGTTATCCGCATGCGCAATTTTTTCTTTGCTCTCAATCTGCTGTCGGTCAATAGCATGTTTATCCGCATCATCTTTGGCTTCAATCGCCAACTGTTCTTTCTGCAACTCGACCTGGGGATCGGGCGGGGTTTGTGGCTGAATTTGTGGCAGAATATCCTGAAACATGGACAACTCAATTTGTATTGCCAGACCGGGATTACCTCTTGCTTGTTGTTTTGCCAGCATACTGATGTGATTCATGATGTCCTGCACCAGGTTCGCCGCGAACTCCATGCTACCTCTGATGTACGCCGTATGCAGAAACATGATGTGTGCCTTAATGTGCGCCTCGTGATTCATCTCCGGTACAGCAACTAACATCTTGTTTTGCAAGACCTTGCGATTCTCTTCCATGGGCGTCAATGGCAATGGCTTAACCGGTGGTTTCAGTAATGTCTCGACATCGCTAACACCCATGGCAACATACATCCGTCGATATGCCTCACGTAAGTCGTGGATCTCGGGTGCCGCTTGCGCCATCTGTAACTGTTGACTTGCAATCATGACGCGTTGCGCCATGCTGAAAATGTTCGGATCACTGACCGGAATAATGTCTACGCGGTCGTCAAAGTCAGCTTTCAGGATAAATCGATCAGCACCCTTAACCGCGTAAGGATACGGTTCATCTGGTATGGTGTCTTTAACCAGACGCACCATGATCTTAAACTCTTTCTTCTGCGCGTTGTGTATGCGTTTGTGAATGGCTGACATCACTTTCGTACCGCGCTCGAGCATGGCGACGGTTGTACCCACCGGTTGTTGTTGACCGGAGGTATCGCCCACCTGCATGTCCGCAATGGAGGCAAAACGTTGCCCCGATTCCACCAATGACCCCAGTAGTGCAGCCAGTACAGCACTCGGTTCTTTATACGGGAGCGTCATGACCGCATCGCGTATTGATCCGGTGGGTGAATCCACGTCACGAAACTCGCCAGGTTCAATGGGTTTATCGTCACCCTCAATCCGCATACCTTTAACTTTAAGTCCGCCAGGTAAATTCGCAAATGTACCGGCATCTACCAGTTGTCGCAGGATCGAGGTCACCGAGGTCGTCAAACCACCGATCATGTGAATCAAACCAAAACCGTAGAACCCGAGTCCCGGCAAAAACTTGTAATGCACAAAATGATCAAGGCGTTTTTCCATCTGGTCGCCCTCTGCCGTATTACGCCGAATGGACAGGATCACGTTCGATTCAGGATCGAGGGTTACAATGTAAGGTTTGGCCGGAATGGAATTGTCTTCATCTATCTCCACGACACCCAGGGGAGACAACACTTCGTGATCCAGGTTGGTGTGCATCTCAACTATCTGGTAGTTGTCATCATACTGGTAGTACTGCCCAGATGTACCCTGCAGTTCATCAATGGTTTCATCCACGTCATCCCGTTCAGGAACATTCATCGGTTCAGGCATATTCTCGTCGGAATAAAATCCACTTGCCTGATACTTGAGTAAGTCATTGCCCGCCAGGATAAAGTCATGTGATATTCGCGCAGCACTGGCGAGGTTCTTGGTCCCGTAAGGTACGGTGAGATGATCTGCCATAACAAACTGGCTCACCATCCGGTTCTTAACCGGGTCGTGATAAACCTTCTTGAACGCAGAACCGGACAGGGGTAAATAAAATAACAACTGGTCCATGTCCTCGTCATACTCTTCCATGACATCGAGTATCTGGTAATTCAAATAATCCTGTACGCGAGCGGCCTGTTCCATGCGCTCGGTCGTTTCATCACCAATTACTTTACCTAATACCGGGCCACCGGGTGGTAAAATCTCTTTATATGCCTGTGCCTGGAACTGTACTGCCGCTTCCGCCAGCAATGGGTGATAGACACCTGAAGCGCCGGTAAATGGCTCCGTCTTTTCCTCAATCTTGATGCCCAGTAAATCCAGCCCTTTAACATACGCTTCTTTCCATTCTTTACGAGATAGATCATCGGCTTTCCACGCATCCGTCAAATCAGTGGCGAGTTTCGTCAATTCGCTTTTAGTGAAATATGTTACCAGATTCGCATTGTGCGGTGCCTCCTGAATACTCGGTAACTCCAGGTCATCGTCTGCATCACCGAGTAGAACACTGCCGTCGTCCAGTTCTTCGATACCGGGTTCGCTCGGTAGATCGAACTCGACATCCGCGCCGTCAGGATCAGCATCATCCACGATATATTCGTTTTGACGTTCTATTTGATTGTTTGCTGCCATGATGGATTACTCAATAATATTTCATTTTCTTACGCGGAACGAACTCTTCCTGATCGTCCGTGGACAGGCGCATTAAACCACCTTTACGGAATCGCATCCAGGCACCGGTTGCCGAGTCCGTTTGGTCATCGTATTTGCCGACAGGGAAATTGTGAAGCTCTTCGATCAAGTCATCGGCCCATTTGTGCTTCGGTGCCCAACATAAACCATTCTCCAGTATAACACTGACACTGTTGACTCGTGACAGCTTATCTGTTCCTTTGCCCGGTGTAAATGTCATTACGGGAACACCGCCTTGTCGCAACTCGTGGGCCAGTGGTGTACCACTTGCTTTCGCCTCAATAATGACGGTATCCGGTGCCCAATGTTTATACAGGCGAAACGCTTCCTTTTTCAGGTCTGTGAAACTCATTCGTTTACGAACTACATCCAGTAAAATGATGTGCGCCACCTTACCATCAAACCGATGGTTTTCCTCGTAAATTGCCTGCAGCTCGTGACCCGCCATCCGACCTTCCGGCTTAAACAGTCCCCAGGTCGTGATAACACTAAAGTCCGCCTGTTCCTTGGCGGAATACGCGGTGTCCAGACTTTGAATAAGGTAACTGCATTGCGGTGGTTTATCTTCACACCAACGGTTCCAGTCTTGTCGTTTCAGTATACTACCCGCTTCCGTACTCGGCATTTGCTGGAACAGCGCGCCCCAGTCTCGGGCGGTCATGGCGCGACGTAACGCCTTTAGTGCATCAGCGTCATATCGTGCGGGATGCAAGGGTTCACCCAACTTACGGTATTTCTCGTTATGTGTTGCTTCGGCGGGGTACGTAATAATTTCCCATTGTTCACCGCCGTGCTTCATGTCGTGTAGCAGTCTTCCCGCCAGGTCATCCGTATGCCATCGGGTAAGAATTATCAATATACCACCACCCGGT